TCCCTAAGGAGAACTCCAATCCTACGGATCGAGTGGCCCTCTTCCATTTACGGTACTCAGAAGAATTAGCAGGAAAGAGAACATCGTCTCCATTGATGCGCATGAATCGCTGACGAGGAATAGCCATGCAGCTGGCTGATCTATTGATCAGACATAGCAGTGGGAAAGAAAGAATGTGTCCCATCATCTGCCCTCGAGTAATTTCCACGGGAGATTGTCCCTTCAACTCAAGTTGCGAATGGACCAACGACTTGATTACCAACTCCTTGATCCAGGGTACATATTGTACCAGAACTGGATCCAGGAAAGAGAAATCAGTCTGATCTAACATGGCTCGGGCAGCATACTCCGTATATTCAAGAAAAATGTTATCAGTAGCGGCAGAATAGTCACCACTGACAACCTTCTCCTTCCTTTTCAATTCCAGGCCAACGAGTGCATCCTCAACAGGGGACCCACCGATTAGCTGATAAATTGGAGAGGAGCGCATGGCACCATGCCATGCCTTTTGAATCGGAGTTAAGAGCTGCAAGAACCACTTAGATTTTGTCACAATTCGAACCTTGAGAGGTTCAGTGAGGCCAGTTGCCTGAACAGGTAACCGGTCCCAATCAGAACCATCGGACTTTACCGTCTCAGAGATTGCTCGACGGAACATGATATCCAGGAATTCATTCCACAGACCAGCGGGGGTGGAGAAGCTAAGAGTCTCTCCTGGCATTTCAAATATGTTCTTGAGGTCATCGTAGAAGAATCGAGAATCAATCGTTTCTTGGAGAATTTCTTCGGCAACAAACGACTGAAGCCCACCCTCTGCTCGTGATCTTTCGTAACATGCTGAAGTGCTTGGAGCGAACGGCTTAGAATAATCCGCTACCATACGGCTACCGTCAAGGAATTCAGAGATAGACATGTCAATTGACTTATACATCCTCTTCTTATAAGGAAGGGGAGGTGAAACCCTACTGACAGCCTGACCAAATTCTTTGACCTTTTCCCTCACCATCTCACCTGTGAAAGACGGAAATAGTCTCTTTGAGTAAAGGAGCAAGGCTCCAATCTTTATCTTTCTCCTCTTCCCATCCCCTGTCTTTCTGTTCAAAATATACCTCCTAAAGGAGGAAGAACATAACGATAAGGGATTGAACCTCTGCGGAGGTGTGTCATCACCAAGAAACCAGGGAAGCCAATAGGCCGTCCAGGACTTGAGAATTGACATGACCTCTGGTACAGAAGTGCTCGGAGGAGAAGGACAAAGAATGGAATCGAACTCATACCCAATGAGACGAAAGGTATCAATGAGTGCGTTGTTTGACTTATGCCAAACACCCTTAGCGCTCAACCTTGATACTTGAACTGGATCGGCAACCAGTTCAGGTATCAGTACGTGGAGATCAGCACCTTTTGGGTCACTTCTCAGTGGCCTACGAGGGCGCACGGTTTTCACCGGCCGCGGGGCACGACTCCGCACGGCAATATGTTCTCTCAATTGAG